CAGTTGATACTACATTAAGTAAAATAGATAGATCTGCTTATGCTGCATTAGCTAATAAATTATCAAAAGGTACACCATCACAATACTATGTACAAAGAACTGTAGCACCTAGTATATTTTTATATCAAACACCTAACTCTTCTTTTTCAGGAGCTAATTTTCAGTTAAAGTTTTTTTATGTAGCTAGAATAGAAGATTCAGGCGCATATACAAATGAAGCTGATGTAGTTTATAGATTTATACCTTGCATGACTGCAGGTTTATCTTATTATTTAAGTTTAAAATATTCACCAGAAACAGCTCAAGCAAATAAATTAATTTATGAAGATGAATTTAAAAGAGCACTTGATGAAGATGGTCAAAGAACTTCTACATTTATTACACCACAAACATTTTATGGAGATGGAGTATAATGGCATTTGCTAAAGGTAGACATTCAAAAGCAATATCAGATAGATCTGGTTTAGAGTTTCCTTATAGAGAAATGGTAACAGAATGGAATGGCATGTTAGTTCACACATCAGAGTATGAAGAGAAACAACCTCAATTAGAACCAAAACCACATGGAGCTGATCCACAAGGTTTGTTAAATCCAAGACCAGCTAGAACAGAAACAGCTGTTCCAAGATTATTACCTTTAAATCCTTTTACATTAACAAACGGATCTCAAGTAATTAAAGTAAACGAACCAAATCACGGTAGATCTACAAGTGATAGAGTTAGATTTAGAGATGCACAAAATATTGCAAATATAACACCAGCTATTATAAATTTAGCTATTGGTTATGTAATTACAAAAACTGATGATAATAATTACACATTTGATTCAGGTAATACTGCAAGTAAAACAATTTCAGGAGGCGGTGGTTCTGCATTTGCAGGTCCAGTAACGGTAGTTAAATAATGGCATACACACTTACAAATTTACAAGACGATATTAGAAACTATACAGAAGTAGATACTTCTGTATTGTCAACTTCTGTAATAAATACAATTATTAGAAATGCAGAAAACAAAATATACAGAGCTGTAGATTCTGATGCTGATAGATTTTATGCAACATCAACTACAACAAGTGGAAACAGATTTGTAACTATACCATCAGACCTTAGAATTATAAGATATGTGCAAATTAAAGATTCTACAGATGGTAATAAACAAAAGTTTTTAGATCAAAGAGATACTAGTTTTATGGCAGAATACTATAATACACCAGGCACAGCTTCAGGTGTTCCAAAGTATTATGCTAACTGGGATGCTAATTTTTGGGTAATAGCACCTACTCCAAATGCATCTTTTGAAATAACATTGGCTTATATCAAGTCACCAACTAGCCTTACAGACTCTTCTGTAAGCGGTAGTGGCACTTATTTATCAAACAAATATCAAGATTTACTTTTATACGGTTCTCTTGTAGAAGCGTATGGATACTTGAAAGGTCCTGCAGATATGATACAATATTATACGCAGGCTTATCAAAGAGCTATTGAAACGTATGCGATCGAACAACAAGGTCGTAGACGCAGAGGCGAATATGAAGATGGTGTTATTCGTACTCCACTTAAATCAGTTAACCCATCACAATAGGAGATAAAATATGGCAAATATAGTACCTGACTCGTTTAAAACTGGATTGTTCAAAGGAACGTTTAATTTCGATACCGCTGGTAATTCAGGAAACGCTTTTAAACTTGCTTTGTATACTAGTATCTCTTCATACAGTACGTCATCAACAGTTTATCTTGCTGGAACTTCTAATGGTGAAGTTAGTTCATCAGGAACAGCATACACAGCTGGTGGTAACGCTTTGACTAACAGTGGAGTGTCAGTTTCATCAAACATCGCTTTTATAGATTTTGCTGATCTTACATTTTCAAATGTTACATTGACTGCTGCTGGAGCTGCTATTTACAAAACAACTGGCGGAGGAAACGAGCTAGTAATGGTGTTAGATTTTGGAGGAAATAAAACTGCAACTAACGGAGACTTCGTTGTTCAATTCCCTACAAATGATTCATCAAACGCGATATTAAGAATCGGTAACGCGTAATAGTAAAGGATTAAAGAATGGCTTTTGTACTTAACGATAGAGTTAAACAGACTAGTACTACGACTGGTACAGGTACATTTAGTTTGACAGGAACTGAAACAGGTTTCGAAACTTTTGTAACTGGAATCGGCGATACTAATAGTACGTTCTATGCTATAGCTAACGACGGAACTTCTGAATTTGAAGTCGGTATCGGAACAGTAACTGATGCAGGTACTGATACACTTTCCAGAGATACCATTATCTCCTCTTCTAATTCAGATAACAAAGTTGACTTTTCAGCAGGAACTAAAACTGTTTTCTGTACATACCCTGCAAAGAGAGCACCGTCAGCGGGCATGACAGCAACGACATATGTTAATACACATTCAGCAACAATATCTGATACACAAACAATGGACTCTGGAGTTTTAGCAGGACCAGTAACAGTATCAGGTAATGTTACAGTAACAGGGACGTTAGTAATTATATAATGAGTCAGATAGAAGTAGATAAAATAATACCTCAATCAGGAACAGCATTACAAGCTGGTGAAAATGGTGATACAATTACAGTACCAGCAGGTGCTACTTTAAATTTAACAAACGCTACAGTTACATATCCAGATGGTTCTGTACAAAACGTAGACCTTGCAAACTCTTCTATTACAATAAACGGATCAGCTGTATCTTTAGGTGGATCTGTTACCATTGGTGAAACAAAACCAACTATAGGAAGTATTAACCCAAGTGTAATTGAAAACACACAAACAGCTGTAACTATAACAGGAACAAACTTTATATCTGTTCCAACAGTTGAAGCAATAAATACATCAGGTGCAATTACAAGAGCAGACACAGTTTCTTTTACAAGTGCAACAACGATTGTTGCTAACTTTACTTTACCAGTTGATGGTACTTACTTTATCAGAGTTGAGAATAATGATGGTAATGCGGTAAGATCATCTTCTGCATTATTAACAGTTTCAGATGCTCCGGCATGGACTACAGCTGCAGGATCTTTAGGATCAAATGCTTCTGGATCTTCAGTTTCATATACAGTAGCTGCAACAAACGCTACATCTTTTTCAAAAACATCAGGAACTTTTCCTGGTGGTGTCTCTTTAAATTCAAGCACAGGTGTGATATCAGGTACAGAGAGTGGTGCAACTTCAGAGACTACATATAGTTTCACTATTCGAGCAACTGATGCTCAAGGTCAAACGGCTGACAGAGCTTTCAGTATAACAATAACAGTAGGAGTTAATAACTCAGGACAGTTTAACTAGAATAATATTATGGCAACAACATACCTATATAAAACACCATCATCAACAGGAAGCAATACCATATCAACATTTTCAGGTTGGATAAAAAAAACTGCAAATGGAGCTTATCAGGGTATTTTTACATCTGTTTATGAAGCAGGAGAATATTTTCAAATAAATTTTGAATCAGGGAATGATTCTTTAGAAGTAAGAGCAAAAGTAAGCAGTAGTTATGTTTTAAGAAAAATTACTACTAGAAGATTTAGGGATAATGCTGCTTTCTACCATATTGTAGTTGCTATTGATACTACAGATGCAACAGCAGAAGATAGATGTAAAATATATGTCAATGGAGTAAGAGAAACAAGTTTTTCTACAAATACAAATCCATCTCAAAATCAAGATTTAAAAATGAATACTGCTGGAAGTTATCAACAAAGAATAGGTAGAAGTGAATCATCATCTTATTATGAAGGATTAATGGCTCATGTGCATTGGGTTGATGGAACTGCTTATCAGGCATCAACATTTGGCGAAACAGATTCTACATCAGGAATATGGAAAGCAAAAACTAATCCAACAGTAACTTATGGAACTAATGGTTTCTTTTTAAAATTTGAAAACTCAGGAAACTTAGATTTAGATAGTAGTGGTAATAACTTATCATTTACTACATCAGGAACACTAACTCAAAATGTAGATACACCTACAAATAACTTTGCTATATTTAATAGATTAACAAGACATGGACAAAATACTAATAATAATGGTGATTTGCTTGAAGATGGAAATACAGTTTTTGATACTCCATCAGGCACTAATTCAATGAAAGGACTTGTTATTTCTACTTTAGGTATGGAATCGGGAAAATATTATTGCGAAATAAAAGTTAAAGCTGGTACAAGATTAGGAGTAGGAATTTGTAATATGAATGTATTTAATACTACATCTATTCCTTATGATACAACTAATCAAAGTATGATTTTATATACTCCTAATGATGGTAATGTTAAATATGATGGAGACTCTACTTATGCTTCAGGAGTTTCAGCAACAACTGATGATATTCTTGGTTTTGCTTTAGATATGGATAACAATCATTGGTATATTCATAAAAATGGAACTTATTTCAATAGTGGCAATCCAGCGTCAGGTTCAACTGGTACAGGTTCTATAATTGGAAATATTACAAATGGTACAAACTATTTTAATCATGGTGCAATGTTTTTCTTTGCATCAGATTTTTCAACTTCAGGATACGCAAGAGCAGAATTTAATTTTGGTAGTGGTGTATTTTCAACAACAGCAGTATCTAGTGCAGGAACTAACGCATCAAACATAGGAATATTTGAATATGATGTGCCAACTGGGTATTCAGCTTTATCAACAAAGGGGTTAAACGAATAATATGGCTTATATTTCCTTCAAACCATCAGATCATTTTAATACTAAACTTTATTCAGGTAATGGTTCAACAAATGCACAAACAGGTGTAGGTTTTCAACCTGGGTGGATATGGATAAAAAACAGAGATGGTGGTGGTGGTTCACATGACCATTATGTATTTGACCAAGTAAGAGGAACAACAAAATATCTTAGACCAAATGAAACTAATGGACAGGGAACAGCATCAGGTGTAACTTCTTTTGATTCAGATGGATTTACTCTAGGTTCATCAGATGGAATGAATGAAAACGGGAGAACTTTTGTATCTTGGAACTGGAAAGCTAATGGTCAAGGTTCTTCAAACACAGATGGCTCAATAAATACTTTATATACTTCAGCTAATACTACATCAGGATTTAGTGTTTCAACATGGAATGGTACAGGCAGTAATGGCACAATCGGTCATGGATTAGGTAAAGTTCCAAAAATGTTAATTATAAAAAGAACAGATGGCACACAAGCATGGATGGTTTATCATACAGCACCAGGTAATAATAGTGAAGGACAAATAACAACTAGTGCTTTTTCAGCTTCATCTACAGCTTGGCAAGACACAGACCCTACATCAAGTGTATTTTATGTAAGTGGTTCAGCAGGTGATAGCGTAAATGCTAGTGGATATGCTTACGTTGGATATGCTTTTGCAGAAGTAAAAGGATTTTCTAAAATTGGAAAATATGTTGGTAACGGAAGTGCTGATGGGCCATTTATTTACACAGGATTTAAACCAGCTTTTGTTATGTTTAAAAACTATCAAAGTAATGGTGATAACTGGGTTATTCAAGATAATAAAAGAGAAGGATTTAACCCAAACAATAGAAGAATATTTCCTAATGATAGTGCTGAAGAAAACACTTCTGCATTTAGAATAGATATGGTTTCAAATGGTTTTAAACTTGTAAGTTCAGATTCAGATGCTAATGCTTCTGAAAATTTTTTATATATGGCATTTGCAGAAGAACCTTTAGTATCATCAAATAACATACCAGCTACGGCAAGATAATTATGAGTGAAGTAAAAGTAAATAAAGTAAGTCCACGATCCGGAACAGGAGTTCAGCTAGGAGATGCTGGCGATACTGTAACGGTACCAGCTAGTGCAAACTTAACTGTTGGTGGCACACTTACTGCAACAACAGGTGGCGGCATTCAAAATGCTGCTTTAGCAAACTCAGCTATTACAATTAATGGTTCTGCAATTTCTCTTGGAGGATCTGTAACTATTGCAGGGGAAACTAAACCAACTATCTCAGGAATCAGTCCATCAACAATAGAAAACACAGCAACTAACGTTGTTATTACAGGAACTAATTTTGTATCGATTCCACAAGTTGAAGCAATCAGTTCTACGGGAGCTGTTACTGCAGCCAACTCAGTTTCATTTTCAAGTGCTACATCCATAACAGCAAATTTTACTATAGCTGTTGATGGTACATATTTTATAAGAGTTGAAAACAACGACGGTAATGCTGTTAGAACAGGATCAGCACTTTTAACTGTATCTGATGCACCAGGCTGGACAACAGCGGCTGGTTCATTAGGAACTATAGCTGGAAACTTTTCAGGAACAGTTGCAACAGTAGCTGCTTCTGGTGACACAGTAACTTTTAGTGAAACTACATCTGTATTAACAAATGCCTCACAAGCTAATTGTACTTTAAATTCATCAACAGGTGTGATAACTACTAGTGACTTTGGTGGTAGTAGTACTACTCCAACTCTTTACACGTTTACTTTAAGAGCCACAGATGCTCAAGGCCAAACAGCAGATAGAGTTTTTACACTACAATCATCATTTGGAGCAACTGGATCTGGAGGATTTAATTAATGGCTAGTACATATTTATCAAGAGCAGGAGGAACACCAACAAGCACAAGAAAATTTACTATATCTTTTTGGGTTAAGAAATCTAATATAGGTGGAGATGAATTTTTAGTTTCTACTTTCTCAGACTCAAATAACAGAATGAATGTAGATTTTAATTCATCTAATTACATTACTTTTATTTGTAAAGTTAGTGGTTCAATTGTTATAAGAAAAAGACCCAGTAGATTATTAAGAGATACAAATGCTTGGTATCATATTGTCATTGCAGTAGATACAACACAATCAACTGCTGCAGATAGATGTAAATTTTATATTAATGGGGTACAAGAAACTGCTTTTAGTATTGATACTAACCCATCACAAAATGCAGATTTAAATGTATCAGGCGACCATTTTATTGGTGCTTATGATAATGATGGTTCACCTGCAAATTTCTTTGGAGGTCTATTATCTCATGTTCACTATACAGATGGCTATACTTATGCAGCATCAACTTTTGGAGAAACAGATTCTACAACTGGTGAATGGAAAATTAATACAAATCCATCAGTTACATACGGCACAAATGGATATTTTATTATGAAGGATAATGGTTCAGTAACAGATCAATCAGGTCAATCTAATAACTTTACACTTGGTGCTGGGACACTTACATCTTTACAAGATTGTCCTAGTAATGTTTTTGCTACTTGGAATGTAATTATGAATAATGCAGAAGATGGTATTTGGTCTAATGGAAATACAACGATTGCACCAAATGGTGATGCAACTTATTTATATGCTCCAACAACAATAGGTGTTTCTTCAGGCAAATGGTATAGTGAACATATGATAACAGGTGGAA